CCATTCTCTCCACCAGAAAAGAGGTTATTTAAATGAGTTGAACTAAATTTCATAATAGCCATTTTTCATTCCTCCTTTCCTTAAAAATTAAATAGTCAACTTACCTGTTGTAGCATCACAGGCAGTAATCTTTGCACCAACAGTAGGGGTAGCACTAAAGCATTCCTCAGAATATTCAAGAATATCGCCACGAATCAGAGTATAGGCTTTCGCAACAGTGCCAGCAGGAAGATAGAAATTCTTCTCATCAGCAAACTTACGTGTAAAGTTTTCAGCAATAATCACAGGCATATGAATAAACAGAACATCAGCATCTGCATCAACACTGTTAACCTCTACATACCAATTTCCATTAGTTGCTTGACCCTTTACTTCCAGTTCAAATGTGGGAGCAGCAGCTTCAGCATAACGGTCAAGTTCCTGCCATGCGCCACGACCAACAATTTTTCCATTAGGTGTATCATTTGTCAAAGTGATATTATAAATATGAGGAGAGCCAGCAGAGGCAGCCACTTTGGTAGGGAATGATACACCATACTTTTGAATGGTATATTTAATAGCCATAATTTTTCTCCTTTCAAATAATTTAATATTTACTTTTTACTAAACAGATTTCCGTAACGACTCTTAGGTTTTTTAGTATTTTGTGTTGGTAACCTAAACATATTCGTCTTTGTAGTCTCTGTTGTATTCTTATTTTCAAAATTAATCTGATTTCCAGCTTTAACATATGCAAGAAGATATGCATCACACTTTTGCTGAACATCTTCAATTGTATAATTAAGATGGAGTTTATCATCATTAATTTCATTTACAAGATTATCATAATCTTCTGAATTTCCAGCTAATAAAGAAAATTCGGGTTTAGTTATAATAGTTTGTTTTTCAACTTTAGCTTCGGCGTTATGATACTCATTTAATTCTTTTTCATATAAAGAATAATTGGTTTTCATTTTATCAACCTCAGCCTCTTCATCCGCTGTAAGATATACTGCTCTGACAGCTACCCTGTCCCCTGTAAGAGAATAAACTCCTTTACGAACTTTATAACTTTGTCTATAAGCAGTACCAGTCCAATAATCAACCATTACAACACAATCATCATAAACAATGCAAGAATAATAAGTTCCATCAGATTCAGAATATGTATCATTAACAAGAGTCGTTAATGCATATTGAATATCATTCAGACTTGTTTTAAAATTCATATTATTTACGGAATATTCAATACTATATTCTTGTGTATCTTCTGCGTTCTCATTATCGTTTTCTTCTTGATTGTCATCAGAATTATCTTCTTGATTATCGTCTTCTTGATTATTATCTTCAGATTCATTTTCTTGATTATCTTCAAAATTCTCAGAATCATCTTCAGTCGAAGGAGTATTATCCTCGCCACTAGATTCTCCAAACAGCTCTTCAAATTTTGTCTCTAATTCTTCGTCAGACATAGACTCATAATCAAAATCAATGTCTTCAGCAGTTTTACCATACTTGGCAAGCAGCTCTTCAAATTTATTCATTTGACTTTCTCCTCCTTTCTCCAAAGATTGTATATTGAAAGATGCAAGTGTTTCATTTAATTTATTAATAGCATCTAACAAATCATTATTTAAACTAAACATACTATTTTTTTCTTTGCTGAAGTCTGTTAGTTTTATATTACTTCCTTCCATACCTTCTTCCACAATATTCCCCTCTGGGTCTTTTCCCAAAATAGTCACGCCATTTAAATAGAAATCTTCAATTAATAAAAGTTTTTCTTTAGCATCATATGAAAGTTGGGTAACACTAATTTCAATACTTACAGCAGCCTGTCCCATTCTTTCTAGAATATCTTTCGCATTAGAATATTCTTCATAAAGATAACCATCTACATTTACATAATACTTTTTCTTTTTATCATCATATTCCAGAGAAGGAGAACTTGATTCGGGAATAATACCAACCATACGTTCATCATATACAGTATTTCCGTCTTCATCTTCATGTATAGCATGCCATCCAAACACCTCTTCCTCTTCACCATCTTCATTGGTTATTTTATGAATATAAGCTAAAATAGGTTTATTCTTAAAAGTAGGAAGAGCTTTTTTCATAACCTTAGTAGTAATAGAAGAACCATTCCTATTACGGTCTGTATGACAAGCTTGTAAATGTACAGGCGCTAATCCTTCATATACATTTTCATTTTCAAAAGATAAAGAACCTAATACTTGAACAACTATTTCAGTATCAGATTCTTTAGAATTGAAATTAACATTTTTATTTTGTTTTAGGAAGAAAGAATATAAATCATCAAATGTAAACAATTTTCTGTTTGGCATATGATATCCATCCTTTCTATATTAAATAAACATCTGATTAGTATATTCTATATTATCTTTATCATGATTAGAAAAATTAAATTCCTTATCATTAAGAAATACCCATTTATCCCCCTCTTTTGGAAGTTCGGTATATCCTTCTTTTTTTAATAATAACCAAATTTCTTTATCAGATGTTTTGATAAAATTTTTTTTACTCATTTAATTCTCCTTATTATCCATTTGAACGGTCTCGTTTGTCTCTTGATTTTTCTCCCTCGTCTGTAAGGTTTTCAGGGTCTTTCTTTAAATCTTCTCCACCTACATTGCTTGTTGTATGAGAAGACTGAAGAGGAGAAGTAAATATATTTCCAAGTCCTAATATATCTTCCTCAAAATGATTCAGTGCCAAAGTTTCTAACTCAGAAAAACCAGACAATGTATTTACAGCAAGTTTTGTCGGAAGAGAATAAGTAGCATTTTCTAAAAGTTCTTTTCTTAAATCTGATTTAGTAAAATAAGATACTTCAAAGAATTTAACTCTACAAGGGTCACTAAGATAATAGCCAAGAAATCTATTTAACCATCCTTGCACTTGAGGCAAAAGAGAAGAAAGTGCCATCTTTGTATCTAATTTAATCGCTGCTAACAAACCAGTAGTGCCTTGAATAGCTTGAGAATTAAGCAATTGAGCACCACCACTATTATTCAAAACGTTTTTTGTAGCATTAGATACTTTATTAATATCAGTTGTTTTATTGTCATCAAATGAGATTGTGTCCAATTTTCCTGGCACTATAGCAGCAGATGTATAATCTGGAATAGCATCTTCACACATTCTATCAAAATATTTAATTATTAACTCGGGGTCTACTTTCCAATCATCAACTTGTTTACCAAGCGTCTCCATGGATAAATAAATCATTTTATAAATATCTTGCTCATCTGCGATAGCTTGAACATTTTTTGTATCTTCTAATGAAATAATATCATTAAGCAAACCACTAAAAGGCGGGACAATAACCATCCAATCTTCAACGTTATGCTTAAAACATGCTGTATATTTTTCTGGCATTAACATCCAGCGATTATTAGTTGTATCTTTAAGATATTCCTTATACATAGTAGTGAAAGGCTCGCCCCAATAATCAAGCAAATCTCTGTTTGTACCGTTAAAATACATCATATTAAAAGCATATGCAAAATCTCCATTTGTAAATTGTCCGACAATCTTACAGTATTCTGGAGGTAATGGCATAATATATAATCCGTCATCATTATAATAAGCCACACCATAAAACACATCTTGCGTAAAACAAGTTATAAATATTTTTAGAAAATTGGCTTGTAAACTCATATTATCTAACATAACAGCCGTATCATAATAATTTTTTAAAATCTGTTTATCATTATTATTTTGAGTTAAAGAATAACTGGGTATTATACTTCTTGCTCCAAGTTCAAACATACAAGCATTATATATAATAATCCTTCTATATGTTTGACTACGATAAAACATATACCATGAAAGATTTCTTAAATTATTTTCGTTACTTCCTATATTTCTTAAATAACTAAGTAATTGCTCCTTATCAAAAGTGGCAATTGATTTTCTATAGTTTTTTGTTATATCTCCAAGTTGATGTAACGCATTAATAGCAGTTGTAAAATTATATTTTTGTTCATCTGAAAACTGCTCTTTAATTTTATTTAATTCTTGCAGATTTATTTGTTTATTTGATGCGCTATTCGCTGCATCGTATTCGGTTGTCTTTCTTCGAGCCAAAGCGCACCTCCTATAATGTTCTCATATTTAAACGTCCTTTTTTTATAGTTAATCTTTCTACTAAAGATTGAGTATCTTCATAATGGGGACGTAGTTGTAATTCTAATTGTGAAGCACACCAGTAATTATAAGCGATAGAAGAGTATCTATCCTTCCTACAACCTGATGGTTCAAATACGGTTATTTTATTATTTTTAATATAATACTTAAGCTTAACTAATTCATATATACCCAACGTACATTGAGCATATGGCATTTTCATTCTAGCTTGTTCCATTGGGGTCATCTTTTTAAATGGTTTATATTCTTCAGCAATAATTTCATCTGCATTTTGTTCTGGAATTAAGAAATTAATTCTACCATTATTAATAGCATTTCTTAATAATACACAAATAGTATTATTAAAATCAGGTGTTGCTTTAACAGACCATACTACTTTTAGTGCATTTGGAACTTTGCATCTAATAGCCATTTCATCATTATTGCAACAATTTAATGCTCCATATACTTCTCCAGTATCTGGGTCATATTGGTCTTTTATAATATAATCAAAAACGGATAAACCATTTCCATTAGTATCAATTACTAAATCTGTACATTTATATTTATAAAAATATCTCATAATAATTGTACCTAATTCATCAGTAGTCAATCCTTCAAAGTTCTCTCCATAAACAAAATTAGATTGATAGGTTGTAGTAGTAGTTCTTATAGCATCATTTATATAAATAGATGAAGCATCATTTTTCTTTTTGTTTGTTGATGCCATAAGCGCAACGTCCACAGACATAATTCTTTTACCACCCGCAGGAGGATTGGATATTGGAAATTTTTCATTATAATAATCTAAAGGATAAAGGCAATGTTTAACTCTTCTTATTTTATTTAAAGAATCAAATTTAAACAACCCTCCTTCAGTATCTCCATACCATAAGCATTCATCCTCCATCGAAAAAGCGATTTCATTAAAATCCGCTTCAGACATTTGGTCTTCAACTTGCCCTCTATCAAGTAATCCTTCTTTAATAGATAATTGGTAAGGAAGTCCACAAATAAAATATTTTTGTTTATCACTAAAGAAATTCGCAGTATAAGTTTGAGCTTTGGTATAAGCCCATGAACTTTTAAAATATGCTGATGATAAATATAATTCTTTATTACGCTCTGTCATATGAGCATATTCAGGTTTATCTAAATACTTTGGATGACGAGGAGCTTTCAAAAATTCTCTGATAACACTATCAAGAATTTTTTTATCTACCATTCTAAACTCATCAACAACAATTATATTAGCTCTAGCAGAACGAGAATTTTCAGTACTGGTTCTAGTTTTAATCCAAGACCCACCTTTAAATGATATAGTCGCATCATTTTGTCCTATTTTCATTTCTTTTATACAAGATTGAAGAATAGGAGAACGAGGATAAATTTCATCTTGTATTTTAAGTAATACTTCATTTGCTTGTTTTAAAGTTGCTGAAGTAACAATAATTTTACTATTAGGATATAAAATACATCTGCATACAAGAAAAACTGCGGTCAAAAATGTTTTTCCTTGACCTCTTGCAGCTAAGTACATAAAATAATTAAAATGCATCATTGCCCACAAGAGTATAGCTTGAAACCATTTTAAATTAATATATAATATATCTTTACAAAACCGTTGAGGATTAGCACGATAATAACCAGCTCTCCAAGCAACAGCCTCCATTATTTTCTGAGACTTTTCTTGCTCAAGCTCTTTTATATTTTTTTTATTTTCAGCTATCATTTAATTCACGGTCAGCTTCTTCTCCGAATATTTTATTAAACAGAGTTTCACTGTCAGCCCCTTCATCATATTGAGGTTTTGTAACTGTATATTTAGACATAAATTTTTCATATATAGTTGAAAATGCATTTTTAATTCCCATCATTACTGCCATATGACCTCTAAAGAAAACATCAATTAACATTCCAATACGGTCAATATCTTTAAATACTCCCTCAGGCTCTGGCACTGGTTTTTCTTCTTCCCATTTTTCAATCAATTGGTCAAGTGATAATTGACTAGTCAAACTATCTCCACTGCTCTGGTTAGGCTTAATACCCAAAGAACCTAATAAATCTTGTAAAGATTTATCTAAATCTTTTGTGTCTCTATTGGCTTTAGTTGCTCTATCTATTTCTAATTGTTTAAAACAAACACGTTTAAATAATTCTTCTTGAGCTTTGTTATCACATGGGTATCTAGTTACCCAATCTTCATATTCTTTTTCAAGAAAATATAATTCTTCAGATGGATATTTACCAAACCGCTTACGACCAGTTTTTATTAATTCTTTAATTTCTTCATCATCTTCATCCGTTGATTCTGTATGAGTTCCAAAATCAGAATTAGCAAAAGTTTTATCTGTATATTGTGGGAGAGAAGATAAGGCAACAATCATCTTTTGCCACGCTGTTTCTATTGTTCGTTCTCCTACATCTGCTTTAACAGCTTGTAACATTTTATTATATAAAGCATCATCAAACGGTTTATCCATCATCCTTAAAACATTAATAGTCTTTTCACGATTGTCTTTATACGTTCCATCTTTTTTATTGTAATCAGTAGCAGCTTTCATAGTACATTTTTTACACATATGAAAATAACCACTAGCATTTGTTTTACTTTGATAAAAATTACTTTTAGACTGAAACGTATTACAACAATGACAATAATAATAATCAAATTCAATTAAATGATTATAATCAGTAGCAAGTGTATTATATGCTTCTTTTACTTGCTTTACTGTCATTTTCTTTATTTCGTCTTCAGTCTTTGCTTGTTTCATAAAAGCCATTTAATCCACTTCCTCCTTTTTAATCATTTTTTATTAAAGCTCCCAGACGGACTTGAACCATCAACCTATTGATTACAAATCAATTGCGCTACCAATTGCGCCATAAGAGCAAAAGTACATTAGGAAGTATAAATGACGTATCATGCCGTTTATACCTCCTAATCCCATATAATCTAATTCGAAGCAACTCGAATTTAATTTAATATAAACTTATAAGTTTCATTATGACCTTCATATTCATGGAAACCATAAATCATCACAGCGGCTTTACTTCCTTTCATTATTGAATCGGCAAAAGGGTCACTGCCCACAAACGAAGGACTGACTAATACTTCCGTGTCATAAGTACATCCATCATTTCCTGTAATAATTTTATGATTGTGTTGATGTCCTAAAACAATATAATCAATCATTTCATTCTTTTTAGAAGATATACTATTTAATAGGGTATTTATATCTTTAACCTGATGACCATGCATAGCAATTATCTTATATTGTAAAATTTCAAATTCTTTATAATCACTTGCTTCTTCATCAACAAACACTTCTATATTTTTATTATTAGCAAGACTGTCTTTAATATAATGTCCTATAATGTATTCCATATCTTCGCCCATAAGTTCACTGGCTTTTGTGCCAAGATATCTCATTTGAGAATGGTTCGAAGAAATAATATGATAATAATACACATGAGTATATTTAGAAATATTATTTAAAAACTGACTCATTACCTGACTTACCTGAACAGTAGCTTTCACAACTGTTGAATCATTTATTTTTAAATCATTCATATGAATACACCCTTGAATAAAATCACCAAGTCCAACAACATATAGAACTTTACAATCATGCTTCTTAATAAAATTAATAGTCTTCTCGGTTAAATCGACAAATCTAGCAATCATAATATCAGGTGAATATTCATT